CAAAAGAAATGTATAAGGAAATTAAGCTAAGATATTCCTTTAATAGTTTTTCAAATCTAACAGACAGAGAAAGAAAGATTTATCGTACAGGATTTAGAACTGGATATAAATTAGCACGACAATTTTTTAAAAATAATATTAGATACAAACAAACAGTTGTTAAAGAAGTTGTTAAGTATGTAACGATCAATGATGTTGTTGTACCTGAGAATGTTAAAGAGATATTAACAATCATTGCCAATCAACTTGGTGTAAATGTAAATGATATAACTGCTAAGACTAGAATACAACAAGCAGTAATTGCACGATCAATTCTTATAAATGTTTTAAGAGATAAATATGCTATGCCATTTACTAAGATTGGAGTTATCCTAGGCAATCGTGATCACACTACAATGATCCATCATGTTAGAATGAAAATGAATAAGGAACATTTCTGGCAGCCAGATCATATTATCTGGAATAGATATGATTACGTTATGAAAACTGTTAAGTAATTACTTTTTAAATCCTGATAATAAACTCTTATAAGCCTTCTTAGAAATAGTTGATTCTGATTTAGATCTGCTAATACCTTTTTTCTTACGCTGATTGATATTGTAGTATAAACCTTTGCGAGCCATCTTACCTTCTTTTGTTTCGTGATACTTAGATTCTTTTCTTTCGTTTTCCATTATCGTGCCATTAGTGATTTGCCTTTTTTCTTTACACCTTTGATTGTACCTTTGTTTTCAGATGCGTAGAAAACAGCTTTACCTTTTTCTTTACCATATTCCTTTTGCATTGCTGCAAGAATCTTTTTACCTTTAACATTTAGTGGCATTATATTTCTCCTTGGTATTTATGTTTACATTTTTGTTTCTTTAAGTACTCAATGTACATATTCATACGTTTATCATTTTCTGTATTATTGACAAGTGCTTGTTTCTCTTTGGTACGTACATTATTAAAGTAAATCTCATAGCAACTATGCTCTAAACTATGACAGAAGTTTAATCGTTCTGCATTGATAACCCATCCACCCTCATTACTCATGTGTTCTTTACCACAGATATGACAGAACCCACATGATTTAAGTATTAATTTTTTTTTAGCCAAAACTAACTCTTCTTGTGCCTAGCTGCAAAAGCTCTGGCTGCTTCTTTAGATCCAAAACCCCAGGCTTTGAGTGCCAACTTAAGACGTGTGGGTTTGCCAGATTTAGTAAGTAAAGATCCTTTCATACCACCAAATCTCGCAGCAAAAGAAACTCGTCTTGGGTTCACACCTGATTTAACTGGAGCTTTTAAATTAGATCCTTCAGTACGTTTAAAGTAAGCACGACCAGCAGCGTTTAAACCACCACTAGGATTTTGATACATTTTTTTAACCATTATAATTTCTCTCTAAAAGGGTTGTAGTCATCCTCATTTATCTTAAAGCATTTACACTGATTTAGTAAAGCACAAAATCCTTTTCTTAACCAAAAAATACATTTGACATTTAGCATAAACTATACTCTTCCCTGACCCACATATTGTTTATAAGTCTTGTGTTTATTCACACGCTTAGTGTGCCTACCTTTTCTTTTCTTTGGTGGCTTTCTTATATGTTTATTCTCAAGATTTTTTCTTGCCATTCTTTTTAATCTTTACCTTTGCTTTAACACCTTGCTGTGCAAGTAATGTAGGTTTCTTTTTAGAATAGGATTGTGCAAACATTGTAGTTATTTGATCAGACATTATTTTTATGCCATTGTTTTATAGCATTAGAAATTTTAATCTTAGTTTCATAACTATGTGGTTTCTTTTTAATGCCTATTCTGCTTGCTGCATGAACAGCTAATTTGTTTCTCATCTCTTTTGTCCAGATCTTTTTTTTATTTAATAGTGCTAAGTCTGGTCTTTTTCTTCCAGTAGCTAATTTACTTATTAAGTCTTTAGTTTCTTTTGTATGCTTTCTTCCTTTAAAAAATTTAGATATTTTTTCCTTATGTTCTTTCGTTAAATGTTTTCCTTTTATGTGTAAACCACCACCATCTAATCCATTCTCTGGTATTAAATTAGCAAACTCTTTATTATTAACAACATCATAAACACTTGACCAAAAAATTGCTAATGCTGATAATTCTTTTTTACAACTTCCACTGTATAATATAGTTGTAGAAACATTGTTTCCATATTTTTTAATATGTCTTTTCCAATACTTTCCAGATCCTTTGTATTTAAATGGAGATTTAATTTTTACACCTTCTGTAAATTTACAAAGATATTTTAAATTTGTATCGTTGTGTTCTTTTAGAATTAAATAATAATTCATTTTTTAAATATATCCAATGTCGGCTTAAGACCATAAATTGCGGAAAATATACCAACGATTAACCATTGATACCATGATGGAAACTTACCAAAGTAATCAAAGAATAAATCTAATTTAGATTTAATATTAGCATCATCACTAATGATGGCATAAGATAAAACAATAATTGGAATACATACTACGATTAAAACAAATTCATCTTTCCAAGTTTTATCTTGTTGATCTGATACATCTCTTTGATATTCTATTTCACCACGAGCCATACGTTCAAAGTATCGCTTCTCTGCTTCACTCTCTAATAGTTCTGATTGCTTATGATTCTTATAGATCTCAGCACCAGTTTTAAAAACAGTTGGTAATATACTCCACCACATATTAATGACAGCTCTTCATTATGTTTGACAACTCTTCGCATCTGCTTGGTGTTTGTCTATACCATGCTGAGTTTAACATCTCTGCAGCTGCTCTACTATAATCATGTTCTTTCAATGCTTCAAACATTTTCTTAAACTTAGAAACCCCAGTCTTTCCTAATTGAAATACCATCTCAATGATTACTTCTTTAGCCACCAATGCAATGTCATAACCTTTTAATAATTCTTCTGCACCCTGCACAGCTTTGTTAAAGTCTTTTTCAAACAATGCTTCAAGTATATCTTTGTCATAGATAACACCTTCAACAAAATCATCTTCTTCTGTAAGCAGATGACCATAGCCAATGGTAGCTTTACCTAATGAATCTAAATAAACTTTAGATAGGAAACCTTCGTGCTTCTTTATTCTTGATTTTAAATCTTCGTACATTTTATTTAACGACTATCTTACCATCTTCATAGACATAGACAATCTTAACATTCATTGTTTGTTGTAGTTTAGATGGGGATCTATTTATTCTATCGTTCTTTTTATGTGCGTATTTAGTATTTGATTTTCTATATGACACAGTCTTAACGTCATAGTTGCAATACTCTTTTGTTTTAATATTAAACGTACAAATATCTATTGGACCAACACCACCTAGTGCTGTGAATACAATTAGGTTTGGATCTTTAGCAAAGTATGCTTGTGCCAATGCTTCGCTTACTAAGCCTTTGTCTGATTTTCGCAATGTAACTCTTTGTTGTTTTAGTTTTTGAATTGAAAGAAACCTATGATTGAACCTGCTATGCTGCCAATGATTACTAGAAATGCTATGACACCTTTACCCATGCTCATATCAGTTCTAAGATCTTTGACTTCCACTGTAAGATCATCTAATCGTTTTATGATCATATCCATACGTTCTGATGAATACTTCTCATAAGATGATAATCTTATAGCTGTAGCAGATATAGGTTGCTTCTTTCTTTTCATACACCACCTATAGTGGTTGTGGATAAAAAGTCAATTAAAGATTGTAATTATGTGGATTGTTCTAGTGTTTCTAAGCAATCAAAATGAAATGATGGTTTGGTTTTTTCAAACTGATCTATTGGAAATAGTTTATTCTGTTCTGCTATAAACTCATAACCAACTATGGTGCATTCCCTAAAGGTATCAAACTTCTTACCTGTACTCATTACCTCTAAGCAATTACCATTTACCATTGAGCAAACAGTAAAGATTAATAAAAATTTCATTGATGGAAGTTATCTTAATATGTGGATAAGTAAATAAATATGTGTGGCATTTCTGCCACACACACTGTAAAGACTACTCTTCGTCTTCTTCGTCTTCATCTAGATCAAAGTCTTCGTCTTCATCTAGATCATCCTCGTATGATACGTGAGCATCATCTGGATTAATTTTCAACTCAAGATCATCTAAGAGATCTTTAATCTCATAGATAATATCTTCAGCAGATTTTTTCTTTTTTGCCATAGCTAACTCCTATAGTTGGTTAGGCAGTGGCGAGATAGAGTTAATTGAATAATAAGTAAATAAAATTATTTTTTATAACTCTTTGAATTATAAATATAATTTATTTATTTTTTATATATATTTTGGATAGTTTCTAAATAATTATTCCAAAATGATTTTACATCATTTGCATAATCATTAATGAACTTGCTCCAGTATGCTTTGATATCTGAATAGTTGTACATCATATTCTCCATTGGTTAATGAAGCGTATATGGTACTGACTATTTAATATTCAAGTGTAATTTAATAGATTCAATAATATCATTAACTACATGCTCAAACTTCCAGCCAATGTAGATACCTATGATTAATGATATAAGTATTAGTATTGTTGTCATATTATTTTTTGTTTAGTTGTGTCATAAACATACCATGATATTCGGTACTTCCCAAGTGTGTAATTGGTGTAGATAAATCAGTCCAAATCTCAATGCCACACTCCTCAGCTAATCTACAGAAGTAATAGTCTTCAGATAAGTATCTTGTTACTCCATCTTTTTCTTTGTAGCAGCCAACAGGAAAGAAATCGTATGCCATGTTTGAATTCTCTATACCTGTTCTTAGATCTGGTTTGTATTTAAGATGCGGAAACTTATTCATCATAGTAGTAAATACTTCACGTTTAATCATCATAAACCCTGTGGCAGACTCTTTTACCCTTGCGAATCCCCCCTTAAATTCAGTGTTAGGATATAAATTGACATTAAATTGCAATAGATAATCACGCATAGTCTTTTCATCTATATCTGTATTCTGCTTGATACGATCTAATAATTGCTGCCAGTAAAATCCTTTAACAGGATAGGTGCAGGTAACAACTTCTCTATTAAATTCTATAACCCTTAACAAGTTCTCTAATGTAAAACCTATATCTGAATCTATAAACAATAGATGCGTGCCATTAAACTTCTTATCATCTAAGAACATAGTTACAAATTTGTTTCTACCTCTGGATATTAAACTTTCTGTAGGTAAGGTTCTAATGGTTAGATTGTGTCCCATATCATTTAAAGGTTTAATGATATTGAATAAGGAATGGAATGTTAGATTGCTAATGTTGCCGCCATAGCATGGAATAGCTATAAACAAATTCATAATGATTTAACTATCCCATATAATTTAATCAATCAATAATGAGTTATTAACATTGCAAATAAACCTCTCTCTATATTAATAAAAATACCAACGAGGTACTGCGACACAAGTGTTAAGAGTGAATAGAATATTATGTAATATACCAGCTACAGCATTAGAGTTTGGTTCTGTAAGTTCTGATTATGTTTTACTTGCTACAACTGATGCTTCAAATTCTGCTTCAGTTTCTTTTGATGGATATTTTTCAGCAACTTATAAAAATTATAAAATAATTATTAGTAATGCACTTCCAGCAACAGATGCTCAAACTTTTCGTATGAGATATAGACAAAGTAATGCTGATGTAACAGATAGTTATTATGTATCTTCAGTAGATACATCTTATCAAACTTCAAGTACCGCTTCTACTGATTATGATGGTGTTTGGAATGGTACTTCTTTTAGAATAAATGGTAGTTCTTGGAGTAATAGTGATAGTTTAGGAAATTTAAATGCAGAATTTACAATTTATAATCCTTTAGGAACAAGTTATAAAAAAGGTTTTACAGGTATTATTATGACTAATACTGGAACTGGTCATTTTAATTCTACTTGCTCTGGTAGTTATACAAACTCAAATGCGGCATTGTCTGGTGTAACATTTTTTAATAATTCAGGAAATATTACTACAGGAAACTTTAAATTATACGGAATAAAATAATATGAAAAAAATAATTAATACACCAGAAGGTACAATAGAAGTAAATTTAACTGCTGAAGAAATTGCTCAAAGACAAATTGACGAGCAACAAGCAGAACAAGAAAAACTTGCTAAAGAACAAGCTATACAAGCTAAAGCAACTGCTAGAGCTAGTGCATTAGCAAAACTAACAGCACTTGGTTTAACTGAAGAA